TCTCAGTTCAGACATCAAACTATCATTGAACGTAGAGTATCAGGTATTCCTGCTTCTCGGCAAGTAGGCATTGATCTTTTAGGTCGATTGACTAACGTAGATAAGATAGCTAATGTAACTAAGAGTGCTAATGGATTAACTATAACTTCAGACTTTGAAGGGTTGTCAGCAAGACTGCAAAAGAAAGTAGAAGAAGTGCAAGATATATTTCTAGTCAATTGCTTAGAATCTATCAAAGCAAAAACACCAGTAGACACAGGACGTGCTAGAGATGGCTGGTATATTGCTGGAAAGCAAATCTTAAATGATGTTCCTTACGTACCTTATTTGGAATTAGGTACTGAGAAAATGAGACCATTCGCAATGGTGGCTGCTACTGTTGCAAACAAAGAAGACTTACTGGCTAGGGCTGTTGCTGAAGCCGGTGATCTGTAAATAAATACACTTAAACGAGGATTTTAATATGACAATGGCAACTGGCTCAAACGCACGAGTCGCATACATCGAAGAAGTTACACCTGGAACTACACCTGCAACTCCTGCATTTAACGAGTTTCCGATCAATGACTTCTCTTTACAATTAACAAAAGACGTGTTCACCGATGCATCTATCTACAAAGATAGACAAACACATTTCTTGAAACACGGTAATAAGAAAGTTGGTGGTGATATTTCAGTTACCTTGCTAGGTGCTGGTGCTAACCCAACTGGAAATACTTTGTATGACAAATGGCTTGAATCACTTTTCAACTCTACATGGACATCTAATGTCTTGAAAGTTGGCAATACAAACAAATCATTTACATTCGAAAAGACAATTACTGACACTGCAGGTACTTCAAACTACTTCAGATTCAAAGGCGTACAAGTTACTGCACTTTCATTTGACGTAGCTCTTAATGCACCTGTTAAAGCTAAGTTCTCAGTACTTGGTTTAGATGCTGAAACAATTGCAACTACTCCAATCACTGGTGCTACTTATGTACCACAGCCATCTGCACCTAGTCCATTGGTTCACACCAACTCAAACAACGTGTTTAAAGAAGGTGGTACTGCTACTGCACTAATGACTGCGTTCCAGTTGACAATTAACAATGGATCTGATAGTAACTTTGCGTTAGGTAACGCAGTAGCACAATCTATCACTTCATCAAGAGCACAAGTAACTGGTTCAGCTACTTACTACTTCTCTGATGCAACAATGATGAACAAATTCATCAATGAAACAAACTCATCATTAGAAGTAAAACTTTCAGATGGTACTCGTTCTTATGCCTTCTTGTTACCAAACGTGGTGTATTCTGCTGCAACTCAAACTATTCAAAATGAAAATACTTTGATTGTAACGATGCCATTCACAGCGGTATTCGATTCGACTTCTGGCACTACAGTTCAAATCACAAGAGCATAATAAGAATTATTTGCCTTTAGAACGGAGAACCCCTTAACTGGGGTTTTCTTTTGTCATAAATACTTGATATATCAACAAATTAAGGAGCTAGTATGGCTAAGATTATTATAGAAGCATTAAAACCACAGGTTGCTAAAGTTAAGATTGCTCATCCAATTACAGGTGAGACTGAATTTGCATTGCCAGATGGCACTCGAGTACCCTTAGAGATCCACTTAGTTGGACGTAACTCAAAACAGTGGTTGGATTTTATGCGTTCTATTCAAACAAACGCAGATGACACAAGAGAAAGTCTATTCAGTAAGATCAACGATGCGAGTCGCGACTTCGTCGCTGCATTGATCGTGGGTTGGACTGAGAATGGAGCACTTAACGAGCCATATTCACCAGAGTCAGCACTAGAGTTAGTCAGTGATCCAGATAACATTTGGATTCTTGATCAACTTCAAAATGCAATTATCACTGAATCTAATTTTTTTTTAGTCAATTCAGCAGAGTAATAGACTATGTAAAAGCAATGGCAAAACTGGATACACCTACTCAGAATGGTCAAACACCCCGAGAGATGTATAAAGTTGCAAGTGAGAACGGAATCTCAACTCCATTAGATAATATCCCTGAATTCGACGAATCCTTTAAACCGATTCTAGCCGTGTTTTGGGATATTTTTCAATATAAGACCGATTATGATGACTTTATGCCCTTGTCTTTGTTTGAATCTTATCATAATCTTTTCGATACTAAGTTGCATCCTTTGTACATTACCTTAATCTGTAAGATGGATAGGATGTACACGGTTGAACGAAACGCAATCATAAACAAAAGGGATTAAAGATGAGTGATTTACTTAATATAGCAGTCGAGTTTAGTTCTGTCCAGTCAGCAGTGCGTGCAATTGGCGATTTGCAACGCGAAACAACGCTAACTGGTGCAGCATTAGAGAAATCAATTGCTTCATGGAATGGATACGCTGCAGCGGCATCCACTGCTATTGCAGCAGGACAAACATTTGTTAGTACCATTATCGAAACCACTGTCCAAATGGATAGAATGAACAAGATGATGCAATATGCATCTGATTATGTTCAAGTTGGTGGTAAAGGTATGAGTACTTATGGTGCAAATATGGCATTTGTATCAAAAACTGCAGACGAACTTGGCTTGAGCATCATGGGTGCTACAACAAGTTTTGCTAAATTGACTGCTGCTACAAAGGATACCGCACTTGAAGGTGAAAAAGCAAGAAATATCTTCATTGCTCTTTCAGCAGTGAATAGCCAATTGGGTGGTAGTGCAGCAGATTTGAATGGTATCATGAAAGCCGTCACCGATATGATATCAAAAGGTACTGTTCAACTTGAAGAATTAAAAGGTCAGTTGGGTGATAGGTTGCCAGGTGCTCTTAACATTGCCGCTACTGCAATGAACAAAACAACTTCTGAATTACTTGTAATGATTTCAAATGGTGAAGTCGCAGCAGTTGATTTCTTACCTAAGTTAGCAAAAGCCTTGTACATTACTGCAGAAGATGTTACAAATATGCAGAATAAAATCAAGAGTTTAAGTGAAGAACAACAAAACAGTGTAGTAAGTGTCAAATTATTGACAAACTTATTCGGTGAGAACATGCCTAACGTTCTTAAACTCTATGCTCAGTCATTGGGTATTACAACTGAAGAACTTAAGAAACAAATTGATACTGGTAACTTAATGGTTAAGGATATGTTACCAAATCTAAATGATCAATTGGGTAAAGTAGATACTACATTCAACACGATGGCTTCTAGTTTAAATCGTTTAGATAATGCATGGATTGCTTTGAAACAAAGTCTTGCTGATAACTCTTGGGCTAAGGCAATTGTAGATGGTGCTGGAACTGCTATTGGTGCATTGGCTAAGTTAATGAATTATCGTGATGAAATTCGAAAAGATGATCCAATGCGAGGTAAAAAACTACAGGATGAAATCGATTTATCAGATGCTAGATTAAGAAATCCAACTACTACTCGTATTGCAAATGCTGCTGAGTCTATGGCAAATGCGCCAATGACATTCATAAACAATGCTGCTAAAGATTATGGACTACAAAGCGGACCAAAACAATCTTATGTTAAACCTGATTTTGATTTAGAAGCAGAAAAGAAATACAATGCAGAATTAAAAGCACAAAAGAAACAATTCGACGAAGAGATGGCTGCCATTGACAAAGCAGCTAGCGAAAAGAAAAAGAACGAAGCAGATAACGTAAATGCTCAAGAATTAAAACGTTTCCAAACGTTGAATCAGCATATGGAGATCGAAACTTTACGTGCCAATGCTAAATCCGTCGATGATAAACGTAAACGAATTCTAGCAGAAGCAGAAGTGGATAAACAAGCAGCTGCTGATGAAATCACACGTGCAAAATTGTCAGGTGAAAATGTCAATAAAGCAGTTGAATTGCTATATCAACGTAAACTTGCCATTGATGCAAAAGCACGTGAAGAAATTGCACAATTAGATCAGAAAGATGCTACCAAAGCAGAGAATAAAGCAGAACGTGAAGCTAGAAAAGAAGAAACTGCACAGAAAGCAATGCATGAACGCAGTCTTGATTTAATTGCACAGTACGATAGACTACGTGGAGTCGCCGAGGCGAAAGCCGAGGATGATACTATCAAAGGCATCCAAAACCTTGGAGAAGTAAAGAAGAAGGCTGCAGAAGAGCAATTACGTAATGCACACCTTTCTGGTCAAGACTTAACTGCTGCAGAGCAAGCCTTGAGCAATGCCATTGTTGCAATTAATGAAGAAACCAATGCAAAGGTAGCTAAAGCAAAAGAGAAGTTACAAAAGATTCAAGATGCTGCAACTAAATCTGAATTACAATACATAGATGCCAACCAACTAGCAGTTGCTAAACTAAACGATGACAAAATCAAAGAATTGGAACTCACCAAAGCAGCGGAACTCAAGATCATACGTGACAAATACGACGAAGAAGTCAAGATTGCTAAGAAGGCTGGTCATGATATCGCTGCCCTTACTGCTTCTCGCGATAGTCTAATTGCCGCAAAAGAAAAAGATTATAGCAAGAAATCAACTGCATTACAAGGTGGTTATACCGATAACTTAATGCAAGACTTGCATGATAGAATGCAATCACAGGGTAATATGTCAAAACAAATGGCAGACATGACTATGAGTGCTGCTGATCAAGTTGCCAGTGGATTAGCTACCATGGCTGTCAATGGTAAGATGTCAATGCAACAATTAGCACTATCAGTTATTCAGTCAATTGAAATGATGATTGCTAAGATGCTTGTAATGAAAGCCATTAGTATGATGATGGGCGGTCTTGGTGGATTGTTCGGTGGTGCCACTTCAGGTATTCAAGAAGTAGGTACTGCATCACTAGGTCAAGCAACGTCGTCTGGTGCGATGAGCAGTGCAATTACACCATCTTTTAGTTCATTCCAAAAAGAAGGTGGATTGTGGAGTAGTGGTGTTCAATTGTTCGCAGAAGGTGGCGTAGTAAATCAACCAACTCCATTCCAACACGCAGGTGGTCTTGGTCTAATGGGTGAGGCTGGTCCTGAAGCCATTGTTCCTCTATCAAAAGGTCGTAGTATCCCAGTTGAAATTTCTGGCAAATCAGGTGGTACTCAGAACATTGGTCAAGTACAAATCGTTATTCAAAGCAAAAATGATAAGCCATCCGAAGATGGTAAAGATGCAGCAAAGGCATTCCATGCACAAATGAAGTCTATTGCGCAGCAAGAAATATCATCAGCAATGAGACCAGGCAATCGATTGAACCCGATTAATAGATAAAGTGGCTAATTTCAGCACGGAATGTTGCCACTTTTTGATGGTTTTTCTATAAAAGAAGAATTTAATGGCAAGATTCCGGTCTGAAATTGGGCACGAAATAAATAATATAAAGGAGTAATACAAATGCCAACGGCTTTACCTCTACAAAATAAC